GTCCTAGGAGGACATTGCAATGCAGAAGCTGAAGACCCTGTTCAAGAACAAGACCGCTGCGCTCGCAGCTGTCGGTACCGCTGCCACCGTCTCCGCTCCGGCGTTTGCCGCTGGCGGTGGTGGTGTGGACGTGGGCGACGTTGTGTCGGCCATCCAGGGCGCGGCAGGCCCGATTGCTGCCATCGGCGGTGCAGTGCTGACCGTCATGGTGGGCATCAAGGTCTACAAGTGGGTGCGCCGCGCCATGTAACGACCACCGGCGGACAGGGCCGATACCCTCCCGCCGGTCTTTTTTGGGGATCGAATAGGGCAGGGGAACGGGGCGATGGAAGGGTGGATTTGGTTGGGCGCATGGCTGGTGGCCTGCGCGATTGTTTTCGTGGATTTCGAGTAATGCGCTGGCTCGCACGCGTGTTTGCATCCGCGATTGCACGACGCCTCGCTTACGTGCTTGTAGCGGCAACGCTCGCATGGTGTGGCATGGGTAAGGCGCATGCAGCGAATTGTGATGCAACCTCTGACATGTGCAGCGAGGGCGACGCCTGGAATGCGGCACGTCAGCTTGCGGATTCCCGTGGTCCTGATACCTGCAAACTGGTCGGTGGCAATAACGCTTCGTACACAGGTCCGAATATTGAAAAGGACCCAGGAAACTCTTCTAGGGACGTCGGTGCGCTCGCTGTGCGCGTCTTCTGTTCGAATGGGTCGCTGGCCTTTCTGGGCATTAAGTACTACCTCACCGAAAAATCGTGCGAGCAGGAGCCGGGCTACACCGGTGGCGGGCCTTGGGGAACGTACGTTGGTACCGCGCGCAATGGCAGCATTGGTTGTCGCAATGGTTGCGATGGTGTGTGGTTCGGCAATGGCGACGGTTCCATGACATGGGGCAGTACTGGCGCGGTGTGCCCGACCGATCCGGAGAAGACGTGCGACGCCATGGGCAAGGGCTATGGATGGAACGGCTACCTCGGCGTGTGTGAACCGCCGCCTACGGAAGAGTGTCCAGAGGGTCAGGTTCCGGACGGGAAAGGCGGCTGTTCAACCAACAAATGTCCAGAAGGAATGCTGTTGCAGGCTGATGGCACATGCGCGCCTAAGAAGAATGATTGCCCAGCGGGTGAGATTAAGTCGCCTAGCGGCTCGTGTTTGCCCGGTGACGGGCAGTGCGCGGCGGGTGAGGTACGTGGACCGGATGGCACATGTAAAAAGGATGGCGATGGCGATGGCGATCCTGACGAGCCTGGAGAGGGCGATAAGAGTCAGTTCTCCGGTGGTGATAACTGCGACTCTCCCCCTAGCTGTAGCGGCGACGCCATCATGTGTGGTCAGGCTCGCATTCAATGGCGTATCGATTGCAATACACGCCGCGAGGTCAATATCACTGGCGGTTCGTGCGCTGCGATGCCTGTGTGTGTTGGCAAGAACTGCAAAGCGTTGGAGTACTCGCAACTATTGATGCAATGGCGCGCTGCATGTGCGCTCGAAAAGGCAGCGAACAGTAGTGGCGGCGGTACTGGCAATAACGCTGACGTGAAGGCAATTCGTGATGCGATCACTGGCAATGGCACTGCTGATATCGGTGCTGATGGCAAGCCGGCCGATGCGTTTTCCGATGAGTCGGGATATGGCGAGGACGGCTACCCAACCGGTGAACTCGATACGCAGGGTTTCGGCTACAGCCGCACGTGTCCAACGATTCCCGATGTGGCGGTTTTCGGCCAGACGTTGCACTTCGATACGTCGAAATTTTGCCAATGGATGGTGCTAGGCGGCCAGATTGTGTTGGTCATGGCATCACTGGTGTCCCTGCGTTTGATGAGCCAGGGAGGTAGCGCGTAATGCCCTGGTTAATTGCACAACTCGTTACCGCGCTTGCATGGCTGTTCAAGTCGCGTATCGGCCTATGGATCATGACCGCGCTCGTGTGGCTCGGCATCAATTTCGGCACGATCAAGATGGTGGTGGAGCCTGCAATCGACCTGCTCAAGGGTTACGCCGAAGGCATGGGCAATGGCAATGGTCAGCTGGGCGCAGACGCAATGGCGTGGTTTGGCGTCCTTCAGTTCGACAAGGCATTGACCATGGTCATCTCTGCGATTGCGGCCAAGCACGCCATCATGCAAGGCCGCCTGTTCCTGTTTAAGCGTGGATTCGGAGCGAAGCCGTAATGCCAATCGAGCTATACACCGGGCAACCCGGCAACGGCAAAACGGCGTTGATGATGGAGCGCCTGGTCGAAGAATCGAAGCGCGCCGAGCGGCCTATTTTTGCAGCTGGCATCGCAGGCTTGCAGGACGGGTTAGCAACGACGCTCGAAGATGCACGCCAGTGGAATGCGGTCAAGGCTGGTGAGGTTTGCACGTGCAACGATACGTCCGTGCAAGCCGAGTGCACGGCGCATGTCGTGCCGAATGGTTCGCTGATCTTCGTCGACGAAGCGTGGAAGTGGTTCGGCCATCTGCACGATGCAACGCGGCAACAGACGCCGCTACACGTCCTACAACTTGCAGAGCATCGTCATCGCGGTCTCGACTTTGTGTGGACCACTCAGCAGCCGAATCAGCTGTATCCGTTCGTGCGTGGATTGATCGGTGCACACACGCATGTTGTGCGTCGCTTCGGCACGAAGATGATCGACGTGTTCCGCTGGGGCGAGCTGAACGAGGAGATTAAGTCCTCTGCGAAACGTGATCTTGCACAGCGCACAACGCGGCTGCTGCCGTCGCCGATCTTCGGCGCATACAAGTCGGCTGAGGTGCACACCATCAAGCCGCGCATTCCGTGGAAAGTGTTGGCGTTGCCGGGATTGGTCATCCTTGCCATCGCGCTTGGATGGCTCGCCTACACGATGCTCAAGCCCAGCGCGATGGCCGGCAAACTCGCAGATAAGGGGACGCAATCGGCGTCAGCCGATGCGGCCCCTGGCGGGTCTGCGACCACCGCACGGCGTGATGGTCCGCGTTGGGAATCTCCCACCGAATATGCCAAGCAACACCTTCCCCGGTTCGGCACCATGCCGTGGACTGCACCGGTGTTCGATGACCGCAGTATCACCGCCGATCCCATGTTGATCTGCATGTCTTCGCTCGCCGGTGTGGATGCGCAGGGCAATCATAAGGAAGCGTCCTGCACGTGCATGACAGAGCAGGGCACGGCCTACGACCTCGACCAGCCGCAGTGCCGCACGATTGCTAAGCGTGGCCCGGTCTACAACCCGTATCGCCAGCAGCGCGAGAACGAACAGCAGCCCGTCCAGCAGCAACAGGCGGTGCAGGGTGGGGCGCCCGCACCCGGGTTGGCCGGCATAGCTGTGGGCCGCTCTGCTCGGACACAGGGCACTTTCCCGGAGTCGAAGCAATACAGCACCAAAACCACCACTCCATCCACGTCGTTGGAGATGTGACATGACCAGCAGCGGCCGCGAGGCATTGAAGTGGATTGCGCTGGTGTTGATGACCGGCGATCACGTTGCCAAGGTGTTTTTCGGCGGCTACGTGCCAGTGCTATCCGAACTGGGGCGGATCGCGTTCCCGGTGTTCGCGCTGGTGATGGCCTACAACCTTGCACAGCCACGGGCCGATTATGCGAAATCGGTGCTGCGCCTTGCCTGCTGGGGTTTGCTGGCGCAGCCATTCCACGCGTGGGCGTTCGGTGGCTGGTTGCCGCTCAACGTCCTGCTGACGTTCTCGCTCGCCGCGCTTCTCGTCTGGACATTGCATGCTCGGCATTGGCTCTACGCGTTCGTATTTGGCGTCATTGCCCCGTTGTTGGTCGACTACCAGTGGGCCGGCGTTTGGTTGGTGGTGGCTGGCTGGTCCTGCTTCCGTCAGCAGCGCGGGCTGGCTGCTGTGTTTGGTCAGTATTCTGTGTCCCGCGGCGGCAGGCTGCAGGTGTTCGTTCCGTTCGGGGTGTGGCTCTGCATGGCTGCGCTGTGCTGGTACAACCGCAACCTGTGGGCGCTGGCGGCGTTGCCGGCGTTGGCGTTGGGCTACGTTTGGTGGCCGCTCCCGCGCCTGCGCTGGGCGTTCTACGGCTATTACGTTGGCCACCTCGGCCTGTTGGTGCTCATCGCGTCGCTGCCGGCGTTTCAGTAGCACGTCCCGCAGGTAGATCACATTCCCACCTGCAGAAACCCATGACCTTGGAACCCTTGTGAGAGTAGGCTCTCCAGGCATTGCCGATCGCGCATCGCGTTCCTCGGCCATCATCAGCGCCCATTCGCGTGCGATGTTGCATGTCAGCGACCAGTACCGTATTCCGGCTGGATCAATGTCCCGGCCCTCAGGAGTGAAGAAGCGGTGGCCCTGGAAACCAAAGCCGGCCCAGGGGCCGGCAAGGTCGATGCGGTCGTAGGTATCGAGGGTCACGCGGCGATTTCCGTATCGGTGGGGGTCCGAGACGGCAGGCAAGACGTGAGCCATAGCCAAATCCAACGCATCCGCGCCTTGAGCGAGGCCAGAGCCGATTTCGCATAATGTATATTATGTCAAAAGGCTTCTGGCGTGGCTTGCTGCTGCGCTCACGCTACGGCGGCGACCATGGCCCGCCACATGGAGTTTGGCGGATGCGAAATAAAACACTCACCGGCCCTTGGGCCGGTTTTTCGTTCCAGGGTGGCCACCTCATCACGCCCGAAGGCAGATCCATTGCACCATCGGATCTACAGTGGCTGTCGCTGACCTGCACGATAGCCCGCGAGTGGTCGACCATGATGGCCGAGGCCGCGCCAAGACACCGCCCAAACGGCCGGCCGGCGTGATCTATCTCCGTGACCAGTTCAGAAAACGGCAGGAGAAAAAGGCGGGTTTGCAACGGGTGGATACGGGTCCAGCGGCGAAATGCGCGGGATCATCATCAGCACCGGCGCGGAGGCGCAAAGGCCGCGTGTGAGGCGTTATCCGTAGGGGCTATGCCCCTACACCCCTACAATGCCCGCTCATCGTCACAGGGGGCCGTATGAGCTACAGAC